GTCGCCTTGTGGCTAAAAAAACGGCCACCCTTAGCGCTGTTACATGATTTGCACATAGATTGTAAATTATCTGGGCTCCACATATCGCCACCCTTAACACGTGGGATTATATGATCTACTGTATGCGCTGGCCTGCCACATGATGCACACTGCCAGCCATCACGATCTAATATGGTAATGCGTAGCTTCTTCCACTTACCACTGCCTATCGCTTTATTACTCAATGCCATCCTTTAAGCTTGTAATGTTCTAATGCTTTACACATAGAACCATATCTATTGTTATTGTATTTAATACCCCACTCTACTTGCTTAAAGCCACTGACTGTACTAAGCCATATTGATCTACCTTGTGGTATGCCATAGTGACTACCATTCTTAGCTTTAGGATTCCACCTAGATTCTTTGTAATACAACTCATCTAAGCAATAGAACTCATCTAAGTTATTAAGCTGTATGAAAGCCCACTGACGATAATGGTTAGTACGAGGCTCAACGGAATGTGCTTTTACAAAGCCTGAAATGTTGGCTAAACATATGGCGATCCCAACTAGCCAGCACCTTGCGAGCTTTCCCTTGCGGGCTCGCCTTGTGGCTTTGTGAGCCACTGCTTCACTAGAGCCTAGCATATGATGTCAAATCAATCAGCATAACCGCAGGTCAGACGGCAAGTCATAATTCGTAGATCATCTGTGTCAATCCAGGTTTCATCCCAACCAGCTGCACTCATATGGACATCCAACCTATGTATTGTGAATCAGGATTATCTATGAGCCACTGCTCACGCAGCTTGTTTTGGTAAGCCCAATTTATATTTGTAGATTCGCTCATCTTTGGCCACCCCATCCGCTACCTTTAAATATCAGACCAGGTGCGCTATACATTCTTGACATTTGCAAATTACATTTAGGGCAACTCATAGGCCCACTGTCATCATCGTAGGATCTATGTACTGATCCATAGGTGCCGCATTCATTACAGCTGTATTCATATGTTGGCATTACTTTGCTCCAATCAAAACACAGGTATGGCAGTCTTGACCTAGGAATTGCCAACTGCCACACTGTGTGCATCTCGATACATTACTGTCGGGTATGCCAATTGCTTCTGCGATGTTTTTGACCCCCACAGCGCCACAATCCATACACTGATACGCCTTAAATCCTTCGGGCATATCCAACTGATCGAGCCATAAGAACTCGGTCTTACGACTGCAACCATTACACTTGAATTGTGCATGTTTCATGATAATATCCTTATTGCCTACAGTGGCACTGAGTACAAACTAAGAAATTACCAGAATGTATCAGCCTGTCATCATTACAAGCTACACAAACATCAGTAGATGGTACAAACTTTACCTGGTCGTTCTCTATGCGCTCCAGGTAAGGTCCGCCTCTTAAAATCTCTACATATCCCATTTACTCACCCCCTTCGCTATCGCTAGGAAAGAACCAAGATCCTGCAGCTGTAATCTTTGCCCATTTAGCCTCACATTGATCGGGCTTTGCTGCACTACATACATAACCATGATAAGGCTTACCAGTCTTTGCTGTGCCTTCTTTAAGAATCATTGTGCCATGTTTACATTCTTGTGGTTTCGGATTAACTGGTATTGCTTCTATTGCATCACCAACACTCCATACAGTTGGCTTGTCCTCTGCAAAAGATTGACGTAGCACATCTTCTACAGCTCTAGCCCTTGTGCCTGGTGGTGAATAACTTGCAACCTTTGTCATTTCTTCTCGGCTAGCCCTTTTGCCCTTAGCTGCATAACCTGCGTTTGCAAGCGCTCTGCCGATCGCTGAAGTCTCAGCATTCTCCAGTGCAGAAGTTGAATTGACACCCCGATCAGACACGCTCTCACTAGCAAGCCCAGTCGCCCACGGCTGTGCATCGGCTTCCGTCTTAAATAGTTGAGCACTAATAATGTATCTAGTGTCTGTGGCCTGCTCAATCTTTGTGAATATTCTTCCATCTGGATACTCCTTCCAAAACTTTTCTAGTCGGCTCTCGACTGTTTCGTAATCTGCTAAATTAAATGCCATCTTTCCACACTCCATCCTCATCTTGCATCGCTTCAGTTATTGTTTTAGCGATAGCGATGTATCCAAGTGCATCGGTGTAATTGTCATGGACTCGTGGATCTTCAGCTTGTCTGCTGATTTTGACCAGGCACATACATATTGCAACTTCATTCGGTTGTATTGGATAGCCAAGGTAAGCTGACCAGAGTTCGGCAATTCGTTTATGGTTTCCGATTGGGTGGCCATAATCAGCGCCCCGACTATGCAAGGTGTCAATGACGTTTGCAAAGAGTTGCTCAGTTCTTGTCATAGTCAAACACCTCATCGGTTTTAACTTTGTTCTCAATCATGCGGCGATGCATATTCCAACCATCACGGCGACCTAGGTAGTAATAACGTGCTTCTGCATTTTCTTTATTAACGTGGATAAACCAGCCAATAGTTAATAAACCAAGCATCCCATAACACACTGCATAAAATATATCTACAGTAATCATATAGCCCTATCTATGCTCACATATTTTGTGGCATGGCAATAGTGTGACACCTGTGTATGACTTTGTGGATTATTTAAGGGCGTATTTGTATAACGTTTTGGTAACGATGTTACCCGTAGTACCTGCCCAGAGCTGTAAATGAGCCATCCTTATTAACTGGCACCAGGGTCGGTGTCAGGGTCTTTCCTACGGCTTCTAGTATAGCAATACCCATCTGCCAATTAGCGCTTCCATAGCGTAAATAAGAGGCTTTTTTGCGATCCATAAGATTACCTACCTCAACTCCATATAAGGCCCTGTAATGGCTTCCTACGCCCTCTGCATAGGCACTCATGCCTAGTCTGTGGGTGTGGCCACACAGTACAGATTTACCCCATTTTTTAGCCAGGTTAAGAGCTGTGATTCCCGCATGTTGAGACATGTTGCCTTCATCGCCATGGGCCAGCATCCACCCTGGGTGAAACTCATAAGCGGTCTTGTGATACTCCATACCCATATCTTTGAACCCCATAAATGCCGGGTACTGTAATTCAGGTAAGTTGATTAACCCAGGTACTTTAAGCAAAGTGTTATATAAGCGATCAGTATGATTACTGCGGATAATATGACACTCTCGGCTATACTCACTGAGATCCCACAGTATCGACTTAGTAAGCTCCCGATCATCGTGAATGGTTTGGCGATAAGCAAGAGGTGTGCCTTCAGCCCATTTACTAATTGTGTTAAAGTCAATTTCATCCCCAACCACCAATACTGAATCAAACTTCTCCCGCCTTGCTAACTTAATTACATTCTTTACAGCTGCTTCATGATGAAACGGCACTTGTAAATCACTGATAACCAAGTAGCGCTTAATCGTCATCCTCATCTGGAGTAGGGATAGTTGGAATGATGCCATTGTCGCCTACTACCCAGTCGGGCATAGATGATGGACTATCCATCAAATACAGACATACAGATTCTGAGAATCCAGCCTTACGTGCAGCTTTGAACATCTCATGCTTAGCAATATAAAACACTTCTAACTTAGATAAAGGGTCAGGTGATTTACGTACCACACGCCTGTTAATTTTCTTTCGCTTACGAGTGTTAGCCATCTTAAAATTATGACTTACTAATTAAGATAAAGAGATCATCGACACGCTTCTCTAGTCTTGTTAATTGATCCTTCATACTAGAGCCACCATTAGGACGTAACTCATTAAGCCAGCCTCTAACTAAAAAACGTAATCCTATTAGCCCGCCTGATAGCACGGCCATAACGCCAGCGCCAAAGCCAGCCCATTCTGTAGGTGTCATGCTTCATCGGCACCGATGCCATAAGCATTATCGGATTTGTCTAAAGCCCTAACCGCTGGGCCCGCTAAAGCTGAAATAACTACAGCTACGACAGGATCTAATCCCAGTTCATTACTTGCTAAGAATGTTAAGAATGAAACCAATACGCCACGTGCGTATGACTTTAATATTGCTTGTTGCTTCTTACTTATCTTCATTCTGTCTCCGTATCTGGTAGGTCGATTTCTTCAACGATATTGTTATTTGGTTTAGTTAAGTCGTATCCGCCTAAGCCGTAAGTAATGGTTTTCATTAGACCGCCCTTAAATAAGTTAATGGAGTTGCGCCCAGACTTAATAATGTGCCAGCAGTTGTGAACGTTCCTGTAATATTTTCCTCTCGCCAGCCAGTTTGAAAACTTGCCGTAGGTGTCGATTTGTATGGCATAAGTGAGTTGTAAGCACCTTGTGCAGATTGATTTCCAATAAATATGTTTGTTGCCGCTGCTGTTTGTGTGTTACTTGCCATCCAATAAAAACCAGATGTTAATGTTTGATTTATCGTTATTTGATAAACTGTGCTTGAAGCGGTGCAAGAGACTGTTCCAGCATCAAAAACTAAAGTGCTTGGTTTGCCTGTTGCAGTATCATTTTGATAAATACCCATTCTAACTGTTGCAGTTCCCGAAAAAGTGGAAGCTGTAGTAACTGCAATTCTGTCAAAAGTTGTTGTAGCAGGCACATAAATTGGGATGTAATTAGTTCTACTTAAAGTGGCGGTTATATTTGCATAAGATTGAAACGGCGTTGTTATGTAATAGGTAGATGGTATTGCTAATGAAATTGTTCCTGCTGGCCCTGTAGCACCAGTAGCACCCGTGGCACCAGTAGCACCCGTAGCACCCGTGGCCCCTGCTGGCCCCTGCGTGCCTACCCCTGAAACAGTAACTGTGTTATTTACAGGAGTAACTGTCACAGAATTGACTACCTCGGTAACTGTTAAGGTGTCATCACTCATCGAGTTACCTCAGCTGATACAACTGCGTTGCCTTCAATTAAGCGAGTAACTACTCCTGCACCCGATGTAATTTCTAAGTCATATACATAAAGATCAGGGTCTAAATCTCTTGACTGCGTGGCTGTAATGGTTATGTTCAACAACCCTGTTGCACCTGTAATTACAATGCCGGATGAAGAAGTTAAAGATAAACTAGCAGTTGCTGACTCTACTGTTTTTCTCAACTGCATAGCAGCTGTATAGCCAGTCAGGTTAATTGCTGTGCCAGCGCTGTCTTTATAGCTTAAAGCCAAAGTGTATGTTGCACCCTGATCTATTAGTATGTTATATGTACTAGCCAATTTTTCCCCCTATTAGTGGTATGTCGAACGCTGTGCCATTTAGATCACCTAGTGTTGTAAAGCTGATATGGATATGTTTGACGTGCGGGTTAATGCCTTTGTAATTACGCCAACGCCAATTTAATATCTTCGAGCATATTCTCCTGTTAAAGATGACGTATGATATGCGTGGATCCGATTTGGCTGCGATTCTGATTTGGTCAGCCAGATAAGGTGCGAGCCCATCGGATGGCTCCAGCCCAGAATCAATATCAATTGCTCGTACATATCCGAACTGGTCTGGATTATGATCCGATTTTCTGGCGGAGTGACGGCTATCGCCCACCCACCCATCACTGGCAGTACGCCTATTCGGAAACCACGTATCAACTTGATCTCTTAACTGCACACCAGCTGCGCATAGTTTAGGCTTCAATTGCAATCCAACTTAATGTGTTTTCATCCCAAGTGTATTTACCCTCTGGCCTAGATGTTGGTGGCTGCCAATCAAAATTATCATCTAGTGTCCAAGATGAAAATGGCTGTGGTGCAATAAATACATCATTAACTAAATCATAAGAATACCCAACACCTGCGTATTGTTTTCTTATGCGATTGTTGTAACTTGTGCGCTTGACTATGTAATCAGTGCCTTGTGCATAATAAATTTCAGTATCTAAACCATCAATTAGTTCAGATTCATCTTTGCCTACTATAACTGCTACTACTAAATTATTTTCATCAATGTATGCGTAATGTGCCATTATGCCCAACTAACTGTATCTGATACACCTGCTGCGGTTATTGTAGATACTTTGTAACCACCACTAGATGATGTGCTTTGTGTAACTCCACCGCTAAAAGTTGCAGTAAGTGTGTCTAGGTATTTTAAAATAATTACACCCGAACCACCATTACCACCTTTGCCACCTTTACCACTTGTGGAAGTTCCAGTTCCAGCACCACCACCGCCACCGCCTAAATTAGAGCCACCAGCTGCACCATCTTGGCCTGTTCCATTTGCGCCAGCACCATTACCACCAGCACCACCACCGCCAGTTCCAGCAGTTCCACCAGGGCCGTAAATAGTGTCATAAGCTCCGCCACCGCCACCGCCAGCATAAGTAACCGAAGTCCCAGAAATTGAATTGGATAAACCATTACCACCAGATCCACCACCATATCCTGGAGTGCCGCCAACAGCATTAGCTCCGCCACCGCCACCGCCTAGTGGATTTCCCGATGCGCCACCTGAACCGCCCGTATTTCCTTGACCGCTAGGAGAAGCTGAACCGCCGCTTGAAGCATAAGCTCCACCACCGCCACCTGAACCGCCATTTAATCCTGTACCTACACCTGAACCAGTAGTTGAACCACCACCACCGCCAGCCGTTGATGTAATAGTATTAAAAATAGAATTACTGCCACTTGAACCTCTTGCGGATGTATTTGCAGTAGCCCCAGCTCCACCGCCACCAATTTGAATTGAATAATTTGTCAATGGACTTAAACTTAAAGCAGACCCACCAATAGAAGTTTTGTATCCACCAGCTCCACCGCCACCAACACCATTTCCAGCATCACCAGTTCCATTAACTGATGCACCACCGCCACCGCCAGCTACTACTAAATAATCAACTGAAACTATACTAGGTGTTATCGGAGATAAAATACCTGCGACTATATTACCTATCATTATGCAATAGCCCCAACTACATACCAAACGTTAGCAGATTGTTTAATTATTGCTGCTGATTTATATTGTGCAACTGTTGGTGATGCTGCTGTAGCACCAGCACTAAGCACTGTTGTAGTACCAGGTGTTACTGCACTAATTGTTAAAGTACCTGCACCAATATTTAATACTGTAATAACTGTGCCTACGGCAAAATTATATGTAGCATCCGTTGGGATCTTAAATGCAATAGCAGTTGCTTTATTCATTGGAATAAGTTGTTGGTACTCATCACCACTGCCTGATGTGTAATCTGCTGTCTTAGCAGTTTGTACTGTAAATGCTGGTAATCCATTCCACATAGCGGATGTAACTACATCACCAGTCGTGCCTGGCCAGGTTGCCATAATTTCTCCTTAGTAAGATAAAACGTTCTGATCTAAGACCCCGTAATCTACGTTGCCTAGTATAAACCCATCTATGACAGGTTCTAGCGTTGTAAACACCACCTTAAAGCTATTAGGTGTGATGATGTTGGATACGCCAAAGATTTGCAGTGTTTTCTCCAGCTTAGATCCACCAGGCTGGGTAGTGATTACTGTGATCGGATCAAAGAAATCTAGGTTAAGTGCCGCCACTATGCCAGTATCGTAGTTAGGCGTGTATAGGTCTAACTCGATGGCATCGCATCGGATGGTGGTCTCAGCCCTACTAGCCACATAAGCTCTGGCATAATCTAGGGCTACAGCATCGGTCTGCATTAGCAGATCCTGGGCGTTATATGAATGGATAAAATACTTGTCAATACTCGCCTGATTGCTGGCAGATTGCACAGTGCCCGATAACCTACTGACCTGGGCAGAGTTAAATATAAGGGTGTCATCTAGTTTCCAGGCTGCGTTGGCGTATTGAATACCTGTGCCATCATCTGCAAATACTATGGGTGTATTGCCTATGGTCTGTGTAGCTGTAAGTCTGTCCTTAAATATAAACGAGCCATCAAAGCCTGCATAAATTGCGCCGTACTCTGATTGAGCGACAACCTGCATAGCACCTAATGCAGTGCGTGGGCTGCCTGGATCATTCTGTAATGTAGTTTGACCTGAATCTATCTGCCGTTGTGATGCTGGCCAGTCGATCTCATCTAATATCTCATTAATTCGTGTGCCTGATAAATCACCAGTTGTAGCGCCTGTCACTGTAGATATTTGTGCGTTTTGTGCTAAGCGCATAGCATCTACAGCTTGTATGGTTGTGTAGGCAACCTCTGTAGCATCTTTAGGTTGAGTGTTTACATAACTTGTAATAAAGCCTGAAAATATAGGATAAGTAACGCTATTATAATTGGCAGTAATTTGCACTTTTTTCATAGGCGTTAGCAAACCATAATAAGGCCCAGCAGGGTTAGTTGGGTTAAAATCACCATTTTGATCTACTATGCGCAAACTCATTGTGCCAGTTTGAAACTGATCTGATAATGCAGTACGGCCTATCCTAGTTTGCACCATATTAACTTTATCTGATACATCAACGATAACTGCTACTGCATCTGCCAATACGTTTGTGCCTAAAATTCCAATATCTAACTGCATAGCCTGAGCAGTGCTTGGGCCAGTACTAAAGTTAATTACTGCATTTATTGTTGGGACAGTCATTAAAAACCTTGTCCAGCAGGCACTGTAGTAAATCCATTTTTAGTAGCAATTTGTATCGATTCGGCTATGGCTTGACTTAATCTGTCACCACCAGATGTAGGATCGAAAGTTATTACAACTTCTTGCGGAGTGAATCCTAATGCTAAACCTAACGCCCTAGCTTCTGCGCTTGTGCCAAAAGTAGGATTATTTAATGAAGTGGTGGCTAAATTGCTGACATCAGAAAATCCACCAGTACCAGTGATTGTACTACCTGACATTTGAGATGGGCTTACGCCTAAGCCTAATAATACTTTTTGTCCTGCGGTTAAAATTGCAGCAGCAGCATTGGTCATAGACTCGGATAATATATCTATTGCTTTAACGCCGTTCATTTCGGCCAGTATTTTTCTAGCCATAGCTTCATTATTGTCTAGTATGGCTATTTTAGCTTGGATGCGTAATTTAGTTTCAGCATCGGTAGCCTCGCCTAGCGCCTTCATTAAACCTATGCGCTCAACATCAAACTTCTCGGCTAGTTTATCTACTTCTGTTTTAGACTTTAATTGATCGTTTTCTGCCTTGCGTAAAGCCACAGAGTTTTTAAGTGCGGCGGCTTCTAGTTTTCTTTGTTGGGCTGCAATACGACCCATAGCAGGTGTTTCTTTAGCTGCTGCGGTTGGGTATTTACCCTGAGCGTTAATCTCGGATAATTTACCAAGCAAGTTAAATATGTTTGTGCCAGTTAAAATATCCTTAAGCCCAGTTAAGCCAGGTATCTTCTTTAATTCAGCAATTAAAACTCCAAAGCCAGTAATAGTCCTGCCTGTACTCTTACCCAGGTTTTCCATTTTTCTGGTGGTTTCATCGATGCTTGTATTTGCACTTAATGCTTCTAATGCACCAATAATGCCTTTTCCAATTTCTTCTGACACGTTAGCGCTTGCAACTCTTAGTAGATCCATCTTGCCTGAGTATGTAGTTAATCTAGCCTGTGCTTGACCAGCAAACTTGTTGTTTAATTCAGCAAGGATCTCATCCATATTGCCAGCTTTAATTGTGGCTTTGCTAAGTCCAGCACCTAATCTACTTAGAGCTGTGGTTTGACCTGAATAACCTTTGGCTAACGCTTGGCTAACTTCGGCAAGTGATTTGCCTGTGGCAGCGCTTACATTAAGTGCGGTATTTAATGCTTCTTGGCTTAAAGTGATTGAGCCAGTTACTGTCAGTAAAGATTGAAATGCTGGTCTTAATTCATCATCTAATACGCCTGTAACTTTTTGAAGATTGGCAATATACATTTCAACGCCTGGTGCGCTAAATTGATAGCCAGTATTCTTTAATTGTTGTTCAAGGGCTTTAGCAGCTTTCTCATCGGCTGCAAACGCTTGTACCGCCTTCTTGCTGTAATTAACTAAAGCGGCAGCGCTTAAAGATACGCCTATAGTTCTACCTAGTTTTTGAACTTGCTTCTCAAATACATTTACATCTTTGCGTGCATTCTTTAAGGCTTTGCCATTCCAAGTTGCCGTTGCCGCTACAAATATATTGGCCACTATGCTGCCCTCTTTACTTCAGTAGATTTATTAAAATTATCAGCTGTAGAATTGATAGCCTTTACGATGGCTTCATAAACCTTCATACTGTCTTGTGCCCAAGCCTTGTACACCAAGCGGCCTTTAGTTTTGCGACCACTAGCACGTACATCTTTAATCTTTGGTTGCGATGTTACTGGCTCTAGTGCAGCTATAAATTGTTGGCTAGCAAACGGATTATTGGACTTATATTCATCAAGGGCTTTACTTCTTGCTGATCGCTTTGAATATGTACCACTAGCCCCTTGTGATGGGGTCATTTGAAATGGGGCACGGCCTTGCGGATTTAATCGGCCTGCTACTTCATAAATTGATCCAGGTCGGCTAACGTTGTAAACATAATTGCTTACCTTAAAACCATTTTTCATTGTTTTATTTTCGCCAGCATTGTAGCCAATTCCAGCCCTTGCTACAGCAGCATCATATTTTGGAAATGGTCTATAGGATACATCGGAAGATAATGGCTTGGTCCAGCCAGACAATACGCCAACATCGTTAGGTACAAAACTTTTAGCTTTAAGTGCCACGCCACGCATTAGTGGATCAATAGCAATTCTTATACGCTGGCGCATATCCTCATCAATTTTGACTAAGCCTTTAAGGACATCTTTAACGCCTACGACCTCTGCTGGCATTTCGGATCTCCTTAGCTCTATCGGTTAGCACCTGTATGATTGCGGCATACATTTCGCTATCCATATCAATAAACTCTCTAGGCGGTATCCCAGTCTCTACGCTCAACTGTGCGATGCTGTAAAGTATTGAATCCCGCTGTATTATTTTTTTTCTTCGTCTAATACCTCAACAGTGTCTAGAGTGTCAATAAACTCTGTACCCCATAAAGGTATCTGTGCGCCAGCCCTGCGTAAGCATTCATAAGCCAGCCAGAATATCTCTGTTTGACGTTCGTGTTCACGCAGGACTTTGCTAATTCCTGATCCGTACTTTAACTCGAAAGCGTACTCGACACCTGGTGTGATCTTATGCTCTGATACTTCACCATTAGCCCTTGTTATCTTTAGCTTTGCCATTGTTACTCCTTAATTAAAATGCCACCGATGGAGACACTGTTACTGCGGAGTTTACTGTAAAGGACAGACTTGATGTTGCAACCTCAGCCACGCCACCTTGACCGATTGGGGTTAGGTTATTTACCAAGATTGAGAATTGGTAAGTTGGGTTGGTAGCTGATACGGCAGTGCCTTTAACAGTAATTACTGATACTGCAAGGGTCTTGCCAAACGCTGCGCTAAGTGTCTCATTGACTGCAGATGCTGCCCAGTCATTGATAAAGTCCACGCTGAATGTCGCTGATTGCAACCCAGCCACAAAACGATGAGAAAGATCGCCCATCGCTGTGACCTCAAGTTCATCTACGATCTGGTTAATTACAGCGTTAGTTACATAAGCGCTGATGTCGATTGAAGGTGTTGTAGGCGCAGCGTTGGTAGCCAACTTCACTCCTACGTTATTATTGAGATATATGGCCACTGCTATTCCTCATCTTTCTTAGTTGCGGTTGGTTTTGGTGCGTCTTTAATTTGGCCTGTCTTCTTCAAGAAGGCTAAGTTTTCTTCGTGTGTACTCATTTTAACTCCAGCTCGTTAGGATTGATACAGTGATTTCTGACGTTAATAAATCTCCACTAGCTGCATTAGTTATAGCTGGAGCGGAGACACTTGATATGTTATAAACCAGGGTTGATGCCGCTAGTTTGTTTACTACTGCCACAATAAAATCTTCCATTCCAATAAGTGCGCCTTGATTATCGAATGCTGGCTTAGTCATTAGAATCTTAAAATTAGCTAGGGGTGCAATAGCGGTCTGACTATTATTGTTCGGTACGATGTAGGGATCGGCTACAGTTACAACCACGCTATTTGCGAGCAGAGTTTCAGGTGGAAAACTAAAGGTAGACCACACGCCTGCATTGGCAAGTGCTGTCGCTAAAGTGCCACGTAATGTGGAGATTGCTGCCATTAGCCGACCAGTGATGCTGGACTTGAATACGGCTGGATGAGACCACGCACTCGGTTAATCAGCTGATAACCCATCCGATAAGGGCTGGCAGAGATCCCATCCATACCGACCCCACCAGTCTGGCTAACTTGTCTAGCCTGCCAGATGTCTACAGCAACGATCATCGCTGCCTCACGTATTGCTGGGGTTGTCGCATAAGATTGGGTCTTGTGGTCTGGGCCTGTAGCCACGCCATAAGGTACTACCTTGTGAAATGTTTGGTTTGCAGCTGTCTTTGCATACTGCACAAATGAATATCCATTAGGGTAATTAACTTGGCCATATTGATACATAAATACTGGAATTAAACTAGTTGTACCTGTGCTTGGCGGTATTGTGCCAGTGATTGTGTGCGTGCCGTTAAATGTGGCACCGCAGCCACTTACCACTATTGATTGGGTCGCAACGAATGCGTTTGGATTAGCAAGCATAAGTGTTGCCACGTTATCTTGTAATGCTGTGCCTACTACTGGGGCAGTGTTAAACCAAAGATATTGATTGAGTAAATCTTCTGCTGATTGGCAGCATTCTTCAACTATTGCGTCAGAATATAATGAGCCAATACCCAAATTTGTGCGTAACTCTTGCTGAGTTACCAGAACAGCGGCCATTGTATTCCTCTCTTAAAAAACTCCCCTAGGGCTAGGGCTACTAAACCCCAGGGGATTACTTATTAGTTACTCGGTCTTATCAGGTCTTTTTGAAGCTGTAGATTCCGCCACTCATCTTTGGAATGTAAGCCATGAATCCGTAGATAGCAACCTGTACTTGCAAATTCGATACCACGTTAACAGACATATATGCCTGTGGTGAACGATAAACAGTGAATGCCTCTGGTGCAAGAATTACAGCAGAGTTATCATCAAACGCTGTCTGTGAGAAATTCTTGTCTACGTATAGATCAAGTCCTAATACATTTCCGCGGATAGATGATGGTGCAACTTGTCCAGCTGCGTTCATTGGTTGGATTGCATTGTAAATTGGTCGCTTTGTTGAATCAGTAGCGCCAAGTAATGCCTGCCATTGTGCTGGGTTAGCGATGTAGTTTTGTGCAAAGTAGCCAGTGTTTTTGTAGATATTGGCTGCGGCCTCAGATGAGAATGCAATAATTCCATCGCTGTCTGCTGTTGTATTTGTACCAGCAGTGCTGTATGAAAGTAGAGCAGCAGCAATAGTTGTGTCAATAGTTGTTAAAAATGATTGACTTAACTGGGCTGTCAATTCTGCATAAAAGTTTGGATCTGATCTTTCCAAAAGCTCGATGCTTAGCGTGTTCATACCGCTGTACTTAGATACAGTTCCAGTCAAATATTCTGTGACCATTCCTGTATTTGATACTGCGCCTGCTTCTGCCTCAACAGTTACTGTTGGTGCTACACCTGAACCGCCACCAGCTGATGTTACAAGTGATGGTACTGAAATTGTCATACCAGATGCAGGTAATGTGCCTTGTGAGCAAGCATCAATAGCGGGTGTGCCAAAGCGTGTATTAGTTACAAACTCTGTTAAGTATTGAGTTGGATTGAATGCTGGGTTGGTTGAAAATGAATCATCAGCTGCAGCGATGTACAGTTTTGATTCTTCGCTACCTAGCGCAGCTTTAATCTTATGCTCTGTGTATGAACCCATTGAAGTAATAGGTGATCGCACAGATGTTTGGATAAGTGGTGCTGTAATTGTTGGGCGAGCAGCTTCTACTGTAGGAGTAGCAGCCTCTGCCTTTGCTTCTTGTGGCGCTGTTGCTAAATCTTCCACAGGAGCCTCGCTTTCTTTTGGTTGATTTGTGTCCTCTGTTTCGCTCTCGCTAGCAGCAACTTTAGTTACTTGCGCTGCACTAAATGCAGGTGATTCAACTAGGCTAACCTCACGTAGAGTTGCACTAGTTACATATAAATAATCTTTTTTCTGAATTGATTTGTTTACATCAACCCCGACAGATAAACCATCTACTAAAGCCTCGGATGCAAGTATTAACGCATCTTGTCCTTGCATTGATGCACTAATCTTAAAGCTAGCGTAAATGCCATCTTCTGCCTGTTGAAACTTTTGCATTCTGCCGATTGGCTTTTCTGGGCGGTGTTGCATCAGCATCTTAACCTTGCCAGGATCGCCTATCTCGATTGAGCCTTTAGCAAATACCACTTTACCTACAGAGGTATTACCTGGCTCTTCAAATGGCACGATTTTGCCAGAAATAATTCTGCGCTCTGAATCGGATGCCTCTACTTGGCTACTGAATGTAAGTATCATCTTCAACTTCTTTCCCGTTAGGTGTCATTTGTTCCATCTCTTTGGCATCTTCAACATCTATCAAGCCAAGTGCCAACATTTTCTCTATTGCTTCTAAGCGGCTCATTGTGTCAGCACGTAGGAATGATTCCTCAATAGCAAACTTAACAACGTGGCCACGTGGGGTTATATCATCCATAGATAGTCGATCTTCGATGGCACAAATAAATGGTTGTAGTGAATATGCAACAAATTCTTTACGGCCATCAATAATGTTTTGATAGGTCATTGAGTTATTCATATCTGCTGAGATGTAATAAGCGGGTACGTTCATCGCTCTAGCGATTTGTGTTGCCAAGTATTGTTGGGCTTCGTTATACATCATATCTTTAGGAGAGAATCCTGTGGTTTCATAAGATAAAGTCGATGTTAAATATGCTGTTGATCTATTTAGTCGGCTTTGTTTCCATTGTGCTAATAATCCTGATACTTGCTGTTCTGGTAAATCTGCACCAGTGTTTTTAATGTAACCACTTGGCATTGGAGTTTGTGCAGATACAGCTGCGGCTTTTTCAATATCTAATGCTGATTGAATTGTGCGTGCTGCGGTTTGTAATACACCTTGTGTTAAACCTTGAAATGTAATAAGAGATCCAACACCGCTCATTGGTGCATTTTGTCCATCAATAAAATATTGATCTACTTCTGTGCCAAACTTATTTGTAGTAAATGTAACTCGGTTGTTAGCAATCCACTCAAATCGTGATGGTCTTAAATCATCTGCATATAATTCTGTAACACGCCAATATGCAACACCATAAAACAACAAACTATCGACAGTCCAGGATAAAGTGACGGATCTTGGTTGCCGATAGTCTGGTTGATCGAGCCAAAGAGGGTTCCCCAACTCCTCACCATTAGACTTCTTGTAAAGTTTTAATGGCAGATAGGAAACTACACCAGCTATAAGATTTCTGCAACGGCTAACTGCTGGGACTTGCATCGCAAAGTTGCGATCTAATCCACCAGGAAAATTACCAACACCAGTTGTAAATGAACCATAGCCATAAGCTGTGTCCATAATGGCAGGGGCGTATTGCGCTTGGACAGTTTCAGTTTTTTTGGT